TCAGCCGGTCTTCACCTCGATCCACTGCTGCCCTCTGACGTCTCTGTAAAGGTCCGTCATCGCGGACGATTTGTGTCCGAGCAAGGCTTGCGCGAAGGCCGAACCGCGTGCCTCGGTGTGCATCCGGGCCGCGAGTGAGCGAATTTCGTGGAACGTAGTCGGCGTCGCACCATCGGCCATATCAAGCTCTGCCTTTTCGCGCGCAGCCTGAAAAGCCTGCTGCAGGGAGATCTGCGAAACCGGCTGCCCGCGCTTATTCGAGTACCGATTTTCCGAATAGTGGACAAGAAATCGACTGACGAATCGGTCACGACACTGCGCGACCAGCCCGTCGATTGAGTATGCGCCGAGCGAAACGTCGAGCGGAATCTTCAGTTTCGCCCCTGTTTTTCCCTGCTCGATCCACAGGAACCCGTCCTTCACATTATCGAAGCGCATGCCGATGATGTCGGCCTGTCGCTGCCCGGTCACCAGCGCGAGGAGCATTGCGTTTTTCAGCCACTGCGGCTCAGCCTGCTCGAAGATTTTCCAGAAGTCCGCCTCGGTCATGCGCATGCGGGCGATCTTCACCTTCGGCTTCAGCACGGATTCGACCGGGTTCCGCTCGATCAGACCGTGCGTGATCGCGTCTCGGAAAATGTCCTTCAACCGACTGCGGATGCCGCGCGCCATGGTCGGGCCGCGGTTCTCGGCGGCCTCCTTTATCAGGTCGGCCGCGTCCTTCGGGGTGAACTTGTCGATCGGTTTCGTCGCACGTTCGTCCTGGCGGATGGCGTTGATCTGCGACTTGATGCTCGATGCACTTCGTTTGCCGACGATGTATTCCTTCTCGTATTCGTCGCAGTGCGCGGCGAGCGTCAGGCTTCCCTCAGAGGTAAGCGCGAGCAGGTCGCGCTCGGCGCGCTCCTGCTCCATCTTCATGTTCGCCAGCTTGACCAGACGGATGGCCTTCTGCAGGTCGGTGCCGAGGCCTAGCGTCTTGCCGTTCGTCGGGTTCCGAAACCACAGATACCCGTTCGCGTTCTGATAGAGATTGGCCGGCCAGTTGCGGCGCGCGGCCTGTCGTCTGCGTGCGTTCACAGCATCCTCTCAAGAAGCTCCGCGTCGGCATCGAAGTATTCTGCCTTCGGATCGACGAAGAAGCGGTTTCCGACTTTCTTCGGGTGCGGGCGGATTCGTCCCTCGTGCACCCATCGGTGCAGGGTGTTCTCGTGCGGCTTGTGTTCTTCTCCGAACATCTCAACCGCCCACTGTTTCAAGGGTATCAGTCGGGGCATATTCGTTCTCTCAATGGTGCAAGCGCAGCGCGAACCAGATCGCATAACCGATGGTCATGGCGCTCGGGGAAAGGGCGAGGGCGGCGAGGGTTTTGGGGCTCATGACTGCGGCTCCTCGCGCACGAACATCGCCTTGCCGTTCAGATTCTCTTCGCGGTACGTCTTGAACTTCGATCCGTCCGGCTCCCACACGCCGGCCTCGCGATACCGATCCAACGTTCTGCGCTCAACCTCGCGAGCGAGGGCGATCAGGTCTGCTTTTCTGAACGTCCGAAACTCGTCGTCGGAACTCATCATTTCGAACCGCGCGGCGGCTTCGAGAATTTCTTCGTTGGTCATTTCGGCTCCTTGGCAATGGCGGCGTCGATGGCTTCGCGCGGCGTGTCGAACCAGCGGTCTTTGCCCGAAAGAATGAAGCCGGTGCCGTACTCGCAGATCTGATAAAGCTGATAGCGCCTCACGCCGTCAGCGCCGGATTGCGAGACAATAATTCCTTGCTTGTCCGTGACGAAGGTCAAGCGCTGCGCATCCTTCTCCATCCCCGCGATCCGCTCGCGCAGCGCGGCGATCTCGGTGGAGGGGTGGAGGTAGAGTGGCTCCATGAACGGAAGCGGCCTCGACCAGTGTTCCGGACTGTGTCTCGTAAAACGCCAGCGATCCTCTTTTGCTTCCCTGTAGCGCCACGCTACCGGCTCTTGATCTTCATTCATGGTGAAACTCTCCGTGTAGTTTGGCGGCAGCGGCCGCATAAGCGGCATGAGCTTCTTCTGGACTGTCGAAATATCCGAGCGAGTACTTGACGTTGTTCGCCTGGATCTTTGCGTGAAAACGCTTGGAACCTCGGTGCTGAGTGACGCCCTTGAACCCGATCGAATTGTTCGCTTGGCGCGGCCGGTTCCGATTGTTCTGCGCGACCGTCGCTACCCGTAGATTCGCGATTCGGTTATCGGACTTGATGTGGTTGATGTGATCGATCGTTACTTCGGGCCATTCGCCAGAATGAAGCGCCCAGCAGATGCGATGCTCAAGATAGCGGACCTGCTTTATCACGACGACTCGATAGCCTGTGTGTTTGCGCATCCATCCGGCAGGTTGTCCGCGGCGAATATGTTTCGGGTCAATCCATCTGAGTTCGCCGGTCTCCGGGTCATACGAGAGCATCTTGCGCAGTTCTTCGACGGTGCATGGCGTTCTCATTCGTCGTCCCCGCTAGACTGCCCCTCACTCGCGCCCGCTGCGCACGCCTCGATCGCATTGACGGCGCAGTTGCGCAATTCTTCAAGCGTCGCAACGATGGCTTGCGGCTCGCCTTCAGGGCTGTTGCGGTCTGGAATCTCGCAGACGTTTTGAAGGAACGTCTCAAACCATGCGGGCAGATTGGTCATTTCCCGGACTCCTTTGCGGCTTTCAGGAAGTCATAAGCTTTGACCGCCCAATCGTTCAGATAGTCAACTTCAGCGTCGTGGTAGTTGTTCATGTTCAGTTCGACGTGCGACGCCAGAAGCGATTCCAACTCGCCGCGTTGCGACTCACTCGCCCCCGCCGCATCGGCTACCGAAGGCGTGGTGAGCAGGTCACGGATATAATCCGCGCAACGATCACACGCGAACTGCTGTCCGGTGCTTTCCTCATCGCCGTAGAGATCGGCCAACCTGTCGCACACCTTCGCTGCTTGTTCTAATGCTGCATCGCGGATGCTCGGCACTCTGCTTTGCTCGGGTGTCCCGTCAAGCTGCATCGCTCCTTCGTCCGGGTAATCCGTCATCCAGACGTAATACTCGTCGCCTTTCAAGACGCCGCGCGCAATCGTCACTTCGCTTTCGAGTTGGTCGGGATCATTCGGATAGTCCGGCGCGATGAAGTTGAATGCCTCCAGCAACTGCCCGCCGGTGAGCGTCACTTGCATTACGGCCTCCTCACTCGCCCCCGCTGCATCGGCTACCGAAGGCGCGCCCGCTGCAATACGCTTTTTGAAATCCGCAATGGCATCGAGCTTGACGTTCATCGCATCGTAATATCCGAGGTCATATCCGAAGTTGAAGTCGATGTCCTTGCCCTTCGGTACGCAAATTCTTCCGTTCGGGTCGCGGCAATAACCTTCAGGCCATTTGATTTCGTGCTCCAGCTTCGCCCCCGCTGTGTCGGCGTCCGCACGCTCACTCGCGCCTGCTGCGAGAATGGCGCGGGCGAAGTCGCGATAGCCTTCCACGATGGCTGTAGGCGCGCCGCTATGCCTCGTGTCATAGCCGACATAGAGATGCAAGTCGGCGAGAAAATCAATCTGTGAGTCAGTCACTTCCTAAGCTCCTTTGCGATGGCAGCGTCGATCGTGCGATCTACACTGGCGTCGAAGCGCTCGCCCATCCAGTCGTTGTGAATGTCGTGAGTCGGTGCGGGAATCGGCGCTCTCAACGTCATCGTCGGCGTCTCGTCGCGAGGGGATGAGAAGCGCATGTTCTCGCGCAGGAATCGATAGCGCTTCGCTTCAATCGCGTCCTTACTCTCGGCTACTGCGTCGTCTCGGTTAATCAAGGCGCGAATTTTCAAGGCCACCGCTCCCGCATTGTTCAGCGCGCCATCGCAAGACAGCGCAGCTTGATAAGCCTCCTCAAGCGCAGCGCTTCGCACGTCACTCGCCCCCGCCGCATCGGCTACCGAAGGCGAGGGAGGGGCGGCGAGATGGACGATTCGCACATACTGCGGATTACGCTCGCGCACGGCTACATACCGCTCTCTCGTCACCTCTACCCACGAACCGTCAAGCATTTCCTCCTGATAGACCGCCTTCGAATCCGCCGAGACGGGAATATTCTGTCCTTTTTCAATTCCTCGGTGCCAAGCTTCACACGCTGCCTCTTCTAGATCAGCTATTTTGAAAGACTGCTCTTTGATCAATTTGCGCAGCGCAAGGCGCTCCCCGAGCGCGTCTACATCGACGTACGGGTTGGTGTAAAGCGGTCTGCAAGTGTTGCCTTCGGCGAGATTCGATGGGTCAACGCAGTTGAATTGCAGGCTCGGCTGACCACCGATTTCGACTAGATATGCCACCGGCTTCGCCCCCGCTGTGTCGGCGATGCTCTGCCCACTGGCGGCCTGCCATGCGCACGCGTCGCGCCAAATCTGCCACGGAGTCTTCTGGCTAACAGGCTCGCTGACGGTGTCGTAGTTGCGGAATGCCGCCCGACTATCGCGGCTATCACCGTCCCACGGCTTCGCCTCTGCGCTGGGATTAAACTGTTCGGACTTGCTCACTCTGTTCTCCTGTGTTTGCATATTCGCCATGCAACTCGCGCGCCTTCGCGCAATATGCTGCATGGGCGGCTTCTGCGGAATCAAACAATCCCAAGTAAATCTTCACGCCGTTGCACTTAATCTGCGCCCTCCACTTTCCTGCCTTTACATTGCGACTTACACCTTTGTAGCCAGATTTGTTATTTTTTTGTGCAGGGCGATTTCTCCCATTCTCAGCATTCGTAGCTAGGCGAAGATTTACTCGCTGATTGTCATTCCGGACGCCGTTACGGTGATCAACATACAAGCCTGGGGAAGTCAAACCCATAATCGCCCGATGCATTCTGAGTATGGTTATCTTCTGCCCACGAATGCTCTTAGCTTTTCGAACCGCGTAACCATACGCATCAAGGCACCAACGCCATTGATTAAGCCAATCATAGTCTTCATCATCGACGTAAATTGGCTGCCCTTTACTGGTGAAAATTGTTTTCATTTCTCTCGAAATAACAGTCTGTCCGATCAAGACTGCGCAACGCTCGCCGCTCACCGCCGAGAACAGCATCGCGATGTCTGAGGCTGCGCGGTGAATGAGTTGCGGCGTCGCAGTCTTCGCCTTAAGCAGCGCGTCTAGGGAGGTGCGCGCGGGGTGGGTGGGGGTCATCGGGGCTCCGCCCAATTTTCAAGGGCAATGCGCGCAGATCGCTTTCCGTCAGCCGTGAAACCGTCGCCTTGCTTCTCCACTTCGAGAACCTTCCACGCACAGCCACGAAACTTAAACGGATGATTTGCTACGCAGCATTTCGACGCGTGCTCAACGAGATCCGCATCGAATGTTTGGAGAACGATTTTCATCGTGTTCCCTTCACGTGCTTTCGTTGCAGGCCCGGCACAGGGCAGTCCTTCGCGTGCCAGCCCGGTTTCAGCAGCAGCCCGGCGCCGCTCTCCCGTTCGCAGATTCGGCAGCCGACGAAAGTCGATCCGTCGATGCCGTAATCGTCGCTGTAGGTGCAGCGCTCCAACAGCTTGCGCAGATCCCGAGTTGCTCGGCTCATGCTTCCCTCGAAATGAATCCGGCGCACTGTGGCGCCGGTGGTTGATGGTTACTCTGCCGCGTCGCTTGTCTCGGGCTGGGGCTCGGGATTCGGCTCGATGCGTGTGTCGTCCTGCGCGAGATCGCTATTCGCGAACGGGTCGTCGGAGCCGCCGACCTTCTCGGCTGCGGTCTTTTTCTTCGCGGACTTCGCTTTCTTGTCGGCCTCTTCGACGAGATCCGTCTGTTTGTTCTCGGGCTCGCGGAACGTGCACTCGACTTCGGTCTGCGCCATGTGATCGACGTAGCCTTGCACTTCCGGCTGCAACTTCTGATAGCCCTTGAAGCGCAGCATCACCGAGCCGCCTTCGCACGCGTCGACGAGGGTGAAGTCCGAGAATTTCACGTCGCCAGCTTTCACGTCCGACTGCTCGCTCGCGCCGCGGTGGTAGACAACCTGCCAGCCGGCGAGATCCTTCCGCAGTTTCATCGGCATCTGAATCGACAGGCACTTGCGCGCGGTGAGCTTCACGCCTTTCAGGGGCATCGTGAACGACTCTTGTCCCTTGTCGTCGAGCTTCGGCTTGCCGTCCTCGGGCTTGTAAAGCGCCTCGCGCAGGTCCGGATCGAACTCGTCGAGGATGGTGTTTTCGAACATGCGCTCGAACGTGACGCTCACGCCGTGGTCACGCTTCTCGCCTTTGAACTCGGGAACAGGCGTGACCGCGACGATCTTGATCAACGTGCGGTCCATCTCGAAGGCTTTCATTGGCAATGCTCCAGGAATAATTTCAGGAATAAGTTGCGGTGGGTTTTGTCGTTACGCGCCGAGCAGAATTTCGCGGCGCTCGTCGCGGTGCTGTTGAAGCTTCGCGAAGTCGTTCGGCGGCAGATCGCGCGCGCTGTCGAGGATCACGTCGAGCATCTCGGCGTCTTTTTCCTTGCTCATGCGCTCGAAGAGGTCTTGATACGAAACGGTCATTTCCTGCTGCTGCGGGCGCTGGTCGGTGAGAACTTCACCGGTCTGCTGGTCGATCACATCGCCGTCGTCGCTGTCGTCGCTCGGCGTGATGTAGTCGCCGTCGAGCACCGTGTCGAGCGCCTGCGACCCGTTGCGCGCGCCGACGTCATCGATCGCCGTCGCCGTTGCCAGCTCGATGCTCACTGGCAAATACTTGAAAAGCCGGCGCAGCACCGTCTTACGGCCCATCTCTTCGTAATGCTGGCCCCACACGGTCTTTTCCTTGTCGCGCGCGAACTTATAGTTCTGGCTCGCGTCGCGGATCTCATTGACCTGCTCAGCGCTCATCACCTCGAACGCATGGCCACCGCCCACCAGCTTCGCCACCGCGTAGAACGCGATCACATTGCCACGCCGAGACATCGCCGGCTTGTGCTCCAGCTTCTCGTCGAGGCCGTAGGAATAATCGAAGTGGTCGCCCTCGTGCACCGCGTGCGCGGCGATGCTCACGACCTGTCCGGAGCGGCGCGCGAGATCGATCAGGCCTTTGTAGCCGATGACGATCTGCGTCTCGACCTTGTCCGTCACCCACTGGCCGCCCTGTTTTTTCTTCTTCTCGAACGGGATCAGGTACGCGTGCCCGAGCGGCGTGTTCGGTTCAAGGCCAAGCTGCGAACACTGGACGACTGCGCCCATCAGAGACTCGATCGTGCATTCCATCAGCTTTGGCGTCGTGCGCAGCGCGCCGAGCGCGATCTTGAGCATGCGGTCCGGGCTGACATGCTTCGGCAATACTGCGGCGAGCGTCGCCTTTTGCGACTCGAAGTAGCTCTTCACACTGCCGAAACCGGCGACGTGAGCGACCATCTTTCCGGTCTGTTTCAGGTTTGCAACGCTGGTGGTTTGTGCCACGTCTTTTACTCCTCGGTGATGAGCGCCCATTGGGGCAGTCGGATGATGTCGATGCCCGTCGAATAACCGGGCCATTTTTCGGTGCGCATGCACTCGGCATACGTGCGCAGGTTCTCGCGATACTTGATGCGGCCGGACTCGATGCTTTCTTCGTCGAGCATGAAAGCGTTCGCGGCGAAGGGCCATTCGGTTTCGACGGCGAGGAAGATGAAGCCGAGCACTTCCTTGCCGCTGGCCTTTGCATAGCCGTCGCTGTAGTAGGCGGCCTGCACGTCGTAGCGCTTGCGCGCGACCTGCCTGCGGAACTCGCCAGGGCTTGCGATGCTGTACGTCTTGACGTCGGCAAGGATCACCTTGTCGTCGCCTACCGGATGCACCCAGTCGGGCCGGCAGCGGCACTCAGAACCCGTCTCGTCGTCGATCCAGAACGCGGAGACTTCCGGCATTCCGTTGGCGAGCACGTCGCCGATATCGGGAAGACTCCACACCGATACTGCTTGACGGCGCGCAGCTTCGCTCTGATCCGACTGAATCGCCACGCGCCCGGCGTTCGCCTCGACGAATTCTTTCCACGCTTTGGTGTTGCGGTTGAGCGTCGGCCCGACGACATACCGATTGTTGAACTCGCCGGGCTCCAGAATCTCGCAGTGCGCGAGGTTACCTTCGAGTTGTCCGGCCTTTTCCTTCGGTGCCGGTCGCAGCGGATCGCGGTGCCGCGCCCAGAAGATCGCGGGCGAGAGATCGAGCGAGTCGAGGCCGGATTTGCTGATCGGCTCCATCGCGTGATAAGCGGCGATGTCGAGCCCCTCGACGATGCCGGGAATGAATTCGCGCTTCATGCCGGGTTGCCTACGAAAGCGCCGCGAACGAAGAGCAGAAAGGGCATTGCGACGATGCCCCATGCGATAAAGATGGTGATTACGATGCTCATGGGGCTGCTCCGAAAAAGGCCACGTCTTGCCAGTGGCGGAAGGGCTTGAACTCCTGCATCTGCGCCTGAAGTCGCTTGTATTCGGCAATCTCTTCGCGGGTCATGCCCGGATACTTGATCGCCTTCTGGCGGCTCGGTTGAAATCTGAGCGGGGCAACTTCGGTATCCGGGTCGTCGCTGATCTCGTAGAGCCAACTGCGCTTGGTGCATCCGCCATCCGTCTTTCCGACCTTGCGGAACCGATCGCCCGGATAGTTCTTCTTGCGCGCCGTGCGGATGATGTCGCCGACATCGGCCTCGCTGATGCCCGTCTTTTCAGCGATCGTTTTGACGGTTGCAGGACCAATCAGGGCGAGCGTGTTGCGGATTCGTTCCAATCGCGGGGTCGTCTTTCGGCGTACTTTCATGCCGACCTCACAAGAAGAATCGCGTACCAGAAACCGGCGATGCAGCCTGCGTAGAAGCCCATCCACAAGAGCGCGGCGACGCGCGACTTGCGCTTAGGAACGTGCAGCTTCGCTTTCGAGTAAGGCCCGAAGGCCTCGTTGAGCGAGCGCGGCGCGCGGCACTGGAAGTCTTTGATGTCGCGAGAGAACATGGGTCACCTCAGGAAGGTAACGATCAGGAAGGTGGCAGGCGCCGTGATCAGACACAGCGCCAGATAGGTGACAACAGCCCGCATCAGTCGCCCATCCGCATGATCGAAGCGCAGAGCACATCCCACGCGTGTTTGTCGACGATGCGCATTTCGAACTCTTCTTCGTTGACCCGGCAGTGCTCACCGGGAATCACGCAGAGTTCGTTGCCGAAGTCATCGGTGAGGAACGTCGGGATGATGGTTGTTGGCGTCGTGCCGAAGCAGAGTTGCATGGTCAATCCTCGTATCGCTGGAACCACTCGTCAGAGCGGTCGTCGTCTTCGTCGTCTGCTTCTTCTTCGTCGTCAGGCAGATCACGCAGAAGCAGGTCATCGTGATCAGGCCACGTGTCTACGAGGCGGCTCATTGCAGGCACACCCGGCTCAGATCGACAGTCCGGCGATACACCGAGCGGTTCAGCCAAGGGACGAACGTGTACTCGTCGTAGGCGTTCGAGCCGATGTAAATCCAGTTGTGTAGCGTGTTCATTTGGTCTATCCCATCAGTTACCGAAGGAACGCGACGACAGATTGTTTGAGCATTTCCGCTTGTCGACTCTTGTCACGCTTAATGACGTATGGCTTTCCACACTGAATCCATTGCTGACCTGCCTCCACCTCCTTGCGGATATGTCCACCCTTGCTTTCAACAGCGCGGACCTTTGTTCCATTGCTGAACAAGGCTTCATAGGCCATTTCGCCTTTCGTGCTGTAGATGGATGCGTTCAGGATCACGATCATTTGCTTCACCCCGTGTTGTGGTCTTAACGGTGCAGTCTCAGTGGAGCGCCCTATACCCCGATCGCCATCTCGGGATGCAACACAGGGAGGTTAGGTTCGCCAACCCTGCCACCGGAGTTCGCACCGGTTCGCTCGTTGTGCGTTTTTGATTTCGAGTGCGCCACCACTCATGTCGCCGTAGGAGCTTCTCCATTCGGCCGCGCCCACTGGATCTCTAGGGCGCTCCACTGAAACCACACTGGTAAGACTCTTCGCCAGCTCCACCCAACAGAGCCCGGAAGTCGTTGAATCGACCTTGCGCGGGTTGCTGACACTGGCTCACGACCGAGTCATCGGCCGGCATGCGAGTCCCAAAGGAGGCATGCGGGTTGGGTTTTTAAAGAGCAGTGGTCTGTGCTGCGACCGTGAAGATAGTTTAGGCGCACCTAAGGACGATGTCAAAATCTTTTTAGGCCGGCCGAAAATAATGGACGAAAAAAAAGCCGCTCGAAGCGACCTTTTCGGGGTGTCTAGAGGGCGGTCTCAGGGTCGGCGCAGCGCGTCTTTGCGGAAAGAATCACGCAGCGCAGGCCATCCGAAGGCGAGAAACGGCCAGAGCATGCAGGCGGCGCCAGCACCGACTGCGGTTGCACCTAGCAGGATTTGACCGTTCGGCAGGTAGACGGCGAGGAACACAAAGAGCGGGATTCCGATGCTGGACAAACCCCAGACGGAAAGGGCCGCGATTTTGAGGGTCAGGTAGGTTCGCGGCATTCGGCCGCAAATCCAGACGGTCAGGGCGACCGCCGCAAGACCGAGCGCCAGGCGGAACAGCTCGGAGCCGGCGTCGGTCAGGAATTCCATGGGCAGGGCTTTAATGGTGTTTGAGGGACTTGACGGCCCGTATGGCCATCAGCAGGTGATACGCGACCTCTTGTAAGGGGTCTTCATGGGTCTTCTCTTCCGGGCGTCTTTCAGCGGCCTTCGCAGCTGCATTTTGTCGGGTTCGATACGCCGTTAGATCAACTACGGCGACGGATTTTTGGGGCATTTTTTCCCTCGGGGTAAGGAACGTTCGACAGCAGTTCCTCCGCCTCGCTTTCAGCTTGGTCGAGCAGGCTGCTGGTGTCGGCAGAATATCCCGATTCTTCATTCGATAGGGAAAGTAAAAGTAGACCTGCGTGTAAGGTGAATGACCTGCGTGCCACCTCGCCAAGCCCGTCAAATCGTATGGCGCACTGAATTAGCCGCTCCGCTTCGTCGCTTACAGGCCGCAATTCCTTCGTATTCGGCGTTTTGGTTTTGTCTCCAAACATCAGCCACCATGGATCTACATCGAGGACTTGACAAATCTTCAACAGGTTCGACGCTTCGAGTCTCTTGATGTCCCCGTTTTCCCAATCGTTCACCGTCGGCGCGCTCACGTCGCACCGTCGGGCGAATTCCGACTTCGAAAGGCCTACTTCCTGCCGTCGGCTAGCAATCCGTTTGTTCCAGTTGTCCATGAGGCAAGCCTAATATTTTCAGGTTTAGGTATGGCTTGTTTTTTAGCTTAGGCGCGCCTAAAATGAGGACACTCCTTCCACAACCGGGCAAAGGAAATGACTAAGCCAAAAGATCCTGGTCAGCTGGCCAGTGTCGTGATCGACAAGTTGGGCGGTACTTCGGCAGTCGCTCGACTGTGCGAATGCAAACCTCCGTCCGTGCACGAGTGGCGCACGAAGGGCTTCCCGAAGCCGCGGCTGCAATATCTCCGCCTCGCTCACCCGGAAGCCTTCGAGGGGCTTGAGGACGAATCGGCCAGACATGAACACGCAACCGCGTCGGCCGCTGCCTGATTCCCCGCAGGCCGCGATACGTCCGAATTATTGAGCAACCACAAAAGGTTGTAACCCCCCGAAGCGCTGGAGGCCACGTGGGACTTAGAAACGCATATCGCGACATGGCGCGTAATCATCCGGACGGATGGGACGGCATGGCGCGTGATCTTGGAATGTCGCGCGCAGCGCTCGAAAGCCGCGTCTTCGAGAAGAAGGGCCAGCGCATGCACGTCGATACGGCGCTGGAGATGCAGGCGAGTTCGGGCTCGACGCTCTTCGCGCAGGCAGTCGCCCAGATCTCGGGCGGAACGTTCATCGCGCTGCCGGCGTTGGACGAAGACGATCTGCCGAACGAGGAACTGCTCGTGAAGTTTCAGCAGATTCTCGAAGAGTTGGGCCGACTCGTGACGCGCCACCGCGAAGTGCTTGAGGACGGCATCGTCGACGAAGACGAAAAGAGGGACCTGCAGGCGATCGCGGACAACATGCACCGCCGCATTCAGGAACTGCTCGCCATCACATTCCGCATCTATTGCGTCGACGAGGCCAAGGGTGCCGAAGCGATGCACAAGGTCGCGAAACTGGCCTCGCGGGGCTAATCGAGAACGCGTCATGGCCAAATCTGACGACAAAGCCGACGTCTGGATGCCGCTGTACATCGGCGACTATCTCGCGGACACGAACCGGCTGACGACCGAGCAGCACGGTGCCTATTTGCTCCTGATCATGGACTATTGGCGCAACGGACCGCCTCCCGATGATGAAGAAATTTTGCAAAACGTGACCCGTTTGTCGAAGTTTCTTTGGAAGAAGCACGGCCCCGTACTTCAGAAATTTTTTACGGTCGAAAACGGTGTCTGGCGTCACAAGCGAATCGACGAAGAAATGGCCGGAGCCGCGTCCGGTAAGGCTGCGGCGTCTGAGAAGGCGCGTATTGCAGCCAATGCGCGATGGGGTAAAGCAGATGCTCAGAGCATTGCCCAAGCACATGCTCCGAGCATGCTTGAGGAATGCCCTTCACAGTCACCTTCACCTACACCTAATAAACCCAAGGCAGCGCATCAGGTATTCGAAGCAGGTGGCGAGAGCGACCGTGGGAATGCGCTGCCCGAGATTCAATCGAATTTGACCGAAGAGCAAAAAGCGCTCATCCCGGTCGTGAAGGCTCTGCGCACGGCAGGCGTCGCGGTGATGGCTGCGAATCCGCTAGTCGCCGAATGGGCAGCAAAGGGGCTGACGGCTGAGCGCGTGCCTGAACTCATCGAGTTCTTGCGTGCCCGTGGCAAGACCGGAAACATCCATCCGAACTACCTCAACACGGTCATCGACGACGCGCTCAATCCGCCCGCGCCGAAGGCCGTTAAGCCTCGCGCTGACGACTGGTTCCGTTCGCCTAAGGGCATTGAGCGCAAGGCTTCGGAACTTGGCATCTATGCCCGCCCGGGCGAAAGCCACGACGCGCTGCGTGAGCGTTGCGACAGCGAATTGCGCCGCCGTGAACAGCAAGGAGTCGCAGCATGACGACAGTGACCGAACGCTTCGTGAGCATCGGAATGGAGGCGCTTGCGGTGCGGCATCTGGAGCTTTCATTTGTGGCCGAGATAGCACGTGGAACGCTTAGCAGCGACGAGCGGATCGACTGGGAAGCGATTCTCATCGATCGTCGAGAACATCTGGCGAAGAAGATCGACGAGGCAATGACGGCGATGAACATGACGCCGGATGCAACTCTCGAATCGATCTATGCCGAGTGGCAGCGGAGGGCAAAGCGATGAGCGACTACGACCAATCCCGCGCCGGCATGTGTGCCGCCTACGGCTGTCCGCTCTTCGGCACAGTCGGCTCTGACGGGCGCTGGTACTGCTTCTGCCACATCAACAAGCCCGCCGCGCTGAACGATTCCATCACGCGGATGCTTCGCGAAGAACTCATGTCGATCGTCGAATCGACGATCGACATTCGCCGTTGCTTCAGTTCGTTCTACGGCAACGAAGCTGGCTATCGCGCGATCCAGCGCCGCCTTGTCGAGATGGATCGAAAGGATTTGCTCTTCAACGCCGACGGGCGCGACACGCCTCCGACACCGCCGTCCGGACGAACCATGAAGCCCGTCGTGAAGATGTGGCTCATGCGCCTTGAGCGCGAACTGATCGAGCAGACGGGAAAGCTCGGTGAGCAAGAGCGCCTTCCCCTTACCGTGCCGACGGCGCCCGTCATCGGCCCGACTCACGCGACCGAGCATTTTTCGGAAGCCGCAAACCGCCTTGTTGATCGACTCCCGGAGATGGGCCGATGACCTTACCCGACAACTTCGATCCGCTGTTCGCAGCGCTCGGAATCCGCCGCCGCGACTGGACGGCGCCCGTTCAACCGCAGCAGCCGACTCGGCTAGCCGGGGCTAGAGATTTGGGGGACGCATGCTGACGGTCACGCTTCCTTACCCGGTTTCCGCGAATCGCTACTGGCGCGTGCGCGTCGTGAAGGGCGTGGCGATGACCTACGTGTCGGCTGAGGCCAAGTCGTACAAGGCCGATGTCGCGACCATCGTGCGCGCCGCTGGTGCTCGTGCGCCGCTCGCCGGCCGCATCGCGATCGACTACACGCTGTTCCCGAAGCGTCCGCAGGATTGGCAGCGCCGCGCGCGCAAGCTCGGCGACGCATGGCACGACGACGTGATGTGCCTCGATCTCGACAACGCGCAGAAGGTGCTGCTCGACGCGCTGAAGGGCGTGGCGTTCGAGGACGACAAGTGGGTGCGTCGCATCTCGGCATCGCGTGCGGAGCCGGATGGCGAGGCTCGCATCGTGGTTCGTATCTCGCAGATCGGCACGCCGCAGCCGCAGGCCGCGCTCGATCTCCCGGCGGTCGCGCCGTCGCTCTTCGATCCGCTGGGGGGCTAGCCATGGCATTCGGCATCGTCCAAGTCGCCGGCATGCTCGCGCGCGATCCGCAGTTCATCGAATGGGTCGGGCAGTGGACGGTGCCGCCGCGCGCGGTGAGCGCCGAAGAGGCCGCGCAGTTCATCCGCATGGTCTGCAAGGTCGAGAGCCGCCGCGAATTGGCTACCGACCGCGACGCAGAGCAGCGCTTCCACAACTTCATTCGCAAGCCGTTCGTCGCCTGGCGAGAGCGGCAAGCAGAGCACGCGTAACCCAGCTTCATCAACCACAAGAGGCAGACCATGAAACGCACCAACATTCTTTCCCTTCTGCTCGGCGCGCTGCTCGTGCGCTTCCGCGTCGTCGACGAGGAGGCTGGCGGGTCCGCGCTGGGGGAATCGAGTTCTGGATCGGATGCAGCGCCGTCGCAGTCGTCGGATGCGCAGTCGCCGCAATCGCTCTTATCGGGCGCGGCGGCTGAGGGAAAGGCTGCTGGTGGTGCCTCGTCGGACGCGCCGTCGCAGGACAGCGGCTCTGTCGAACCTGCCACGGCTGGCGATGCAGGTGAGCAGGGAAACGCCAGTGCGTCGATTGCGGTCGTATCGTCCGAAAGCGCTGCAGCGTCTTCTGCCTCGCTTGCCTCAATCGACGCCGGCACCGCGGCAGACCCGGCGAACGCTACTACCGCTTCGCCCGGTGAGCATCCCGCATTGCCTCACCTCAGCGAACTCGAAGCCATGGTCGACCGCCTGTGTCTGCGCGGCGAACAGTTCGCGATCGACGAGTGGAAGCGTGTCATCCATGCAGCTCGCGCTGTTCTCTGAAATCGTGGACGACCGCGTGCTGATCGGTCGAGAAGAAGCCGCTGAGTTGCTCAATCTCAGCGTCAACGGCTTGATCAGTCGCACGCGCGTCAAAACCTACCGGCCGCGCCCGATCCGTCAGGGTCGGCGCGTGCTCTACGACCTAACGGAAGTGCTCGAAGTGAAGCGCGTTATGCAATGGCTCAGGGGACGGGAATGAACTTCAAGCAGCAAGTTTTCGTCACCGAGTATCTGAAGGACCGCAACGCCATGCAGGCCGCGATCCGCGCCGGATACTCCGCAGCGTCGGCGCACGTGACATCGGCCAAGCTGATGAAGAACGCCGAGGTGAAGGCCGCGATCGATGCGAAGACGGCCAAGGTGCTCAACAAGCTCGAAGTGTCGGTCGAGCGCATCTTGCAGGAGCGCGCCCGCATGGCGTTCTACGATCCGGCCGACATCGCCCGCGAGCGGCTGCGCAAGCCCGAGGACATCGCGAACCTTCCCGAAGACGCGCGCCGCGTCGTGGCGGGCTGGGACTACGACGCGAAGGGCAAGATGCGCGTGAAGCTCGCGGACAAGAACGCCAGCCTCACCGCGCTGGAGAAGCACCTCAACATGTACCGCGACGACGCTGGCGACGGCTCGCCGCTCAACATCCACATCCACCTCGGGGATTGACCCATGCGCATCACGAACATCTTCATCAAGAAAAGCCCCGTCCACGATCGCGCGTGGACGCTGCACATTGAGATCAACGAATGCCAGTTCACTGGCTACTTCGATGACTTCGGCGGCTTTATCACCGCTGTGACGGAAGCGGCGCGCTACTTTGCTATCCGCGCCGGCAAGCTGCGCGTGACGGATGCGAAGCTCACGCGTCAGGTCGTGCCGGGCGACGGCAGTGCGCGTGCGCTGCCCGGGGACAAGCTGCAATGAGCGACGTTCCGTCGACAGGCCGCGAGGTCCACTACAAGCCGCCCGGCCCGGTCGGCAAGGCGTTCATCAAGTCCGACGCCTTCGTCGCCGGCATCATGGGTCCGATCGGCTCGGGCAAGTCCGTCTGCTGCGTCATGAAGCTCGTGCGCAACCTGCAGAAGCAGGCGCGGCAGAAAGACGGCTGGATCAGGCGGCGCACGGCGATCGTGCGGAACACGTACGCGGAACTGCGCACCACGACGATCAAGACGTGGCACCAGTGGATTCCGCAGGGCTACGGCAGCTATCGCGACACGAGCCCGCCGACGCATCACATCGTCGACTCCGGGCAGAAGATCGATTGGGAAGTGATCTTCATCGCGCTCGACCGGCCGGACGACGTGCGCAAACTGCTGTCGCTCGAACTGTCCGACGCATGGATCAACGAGGCGCGCGAGGTTCCGAAGGCGGTGCTCGACGGCCTCACGGGCCGCGTCGGTCGTTTCCCGCGGCGCGAGGAGGGTGGCGTTACCGACCCTCAGATCATGATGGACACGAACCCACCAGACTCGGATCACTGGTGGTATCGCAGCGCCGAGGAGCAGACGCCGGAGTACGCCGAGGCCAATGCTCAACTCGAAGACAAGCTGCGCGAGATCGGCTCACTGCGCCCGGATCAGAACCTCTTCGACTGGTTCCGTCAGCCAGGCGGACGCTCGCCGAACGCGGAGAACACGCAGAACCTCGACCCCGGCTATTACCTCAAGGCCAGCGCCGGCAAAAAGCCGGAGTGGATCAAGGTCTACGTCGACGGCGACTATGGTTTCGTGATGGATGGCCGCGTCGTCTATCCGGAGTACAGCGACGTCGTGCACTGCCGGGCGTTCGAGGCAAACCCGCGCATCCTGCTGCACATCGGCATGGACTTCGGTTTGACGCCCGCCGCTGTCTTCGCGCAGCACATGCCCAATGGGCAATGGCGCAAGCGCAGCGAAGTCGTCACCGAGCGCGCCGGCATCATCCGCTTCGCGCGGCTCGTGAAGGATCACATCGCGCAGCAATACCCGAACTTCAAGATCGGCAGCATCACGGGCGATCCGGCCGGCAACGCCGCGAATGGTGGCGACGAGGAAGAGCGCACGACGTTCCAGCTTCTGGAGGCGAACGGCCTGAAGGTCGAGCCTGCACGCAGCAATGCGCCGACGCTACGCATCGAGGCCGTGCGTGATCCGATGACGCGCCTCATCGACGGAGAGCCCGGCATGCTCGTTCACCCCGACTGCAAGACGCTGCGCAAAGGCTACATGGGCGGCTATCACTACAAGCGCATGCAGATGAGCGGCGATGAGCGATATCAAGACGTGCCAAATAAAAACATGTATTCGCACGTTTGTGACGCGGATCAGTATCTTATGATCGGTGCCGGAGAAGGAAAGGCGATCGTGAGACGTGAACCCGTGGCGAATCGCCCGTCCTTTGCGATCACGGATTACCAGACCGACTTCTAGGAGTGCGGCATGACAACCCTCTTCAGCAAACCCAGCGTTCAAGCACCGCCGCCGCCTCCTGTCGCGCCACCGCCGCCGACGGTCGACGAAGCCTCTGTGCAGGCGGAGAACGATGCGGACGCGCTGCGCCGTCGTCGCGGCATGGCCTCGACAATCCTCGCGGGTGGCAGCACCTCATCGACCTCGCAACAGCCCACGACGAGCGCCGCGCGCTTGCTCGGAAGCTGATTCTTTTCACTTCGGAGGCAACCATGGCGCGTCGCGCTCAACTCACACTTCTGTCGAATGCTGGTGCCGGGGCTGGCGCTGGTGTGGACTGGCCCGGTGGTAACGGGCTGTTCATGGTCGACGCCACGTTCGGCGGCGGCAGTGTCGCGCTCGAACAGCTTTCTCCCTCGGGCAAGTGGTTGCCGCTGGTGAACCTCGCCACCACGACGGCGATCTCGCTGACGGCAAACGGCGTGGCGAACTTCCTCGCACCGGCCGGCCAGATCCGCGCGAACGCGACGACGGCCACGGCAGTCAACGCATACGCCATCGGCGTGCCGCAGAACGTCGCGGGGTAATCATGGCTGACGAACGCGCCAACGATCTCATTCGCCTGCAAGAGCAAATGCAGGCGCGTCGCGGCATCTGGGAAGGCCACTGGCGCGAAGTCGCTGAGCGCGTGCGCCCGAACCAGAACATCTTCCAGCAGGAGCGCCCGGACGGCGACAAGCGCAACGAGAAGATCTTCGATGCGACTGCGCCGCTTGCGCTGCCGAAGTTTGCCGCGGCTGTGATCAGCTTCACGATGCCCGCGACGCAGAAGTATCAGGCGCTCACCACGAGCGACGAGGATCTCGACGGCAACACCGATGTCAAGCGCTATCTCGAAGCCGTGAACGATGTGCTGTTCAAGGCGCGGTACGCGGCGCGCGCGAACTTCCAGAGCCAGTCCGGTGAGGTCGTGCTCGACGTCGGCGCGTTCGGCACCGGCATCCTGTTCGTCGACGACGTGCTCGGCGTGGGGCTGCGCTACAAGTCTTTCCCGCTCGCTGAGTGCTTTATCGAGGAAGACGAGCACGGCACCGTCAATCGACTGCACCGCAAGTTCCAGTACACCGCCGCGCAGGCCGCATCGATGTTCGGCCGCGACGCGCTGTCCGAGGGCATCAAGCGCGCGCTCGAACGCAACCCGCTGGAAAAGTTCTGGTTCCTGCACACCGTCGGCCCGAACGACGATTACGTGCAGGGCTACGCGTTGCACCCGACGAAGGGCAAGAAGTTCTCGTCCTGCTACATCGAGTTCGAGACGCGCACCACCGTCGACGAGGGCGGCTATCGCACGTTCCCGTTCGCCGTGCCGCGCTTCGAGACGAGCCCGCGCGAGTGCTATGGCCGCTCGCCCGCGATGGCGGTGCTGCCCGATATCAAGATGCTCAACGAGATGAGCAAGACCGTGCTGCGCGCCGGCCAGATGGTCGTGGCGCCGCCGATCATGCTGTTGGACGATGCGAGCCTGCAGGCGTTCAACGTTCGCTCCAACGCGCTGAATCACGGCTACGTCGACCAGAACGGACGCGCGATGGCGATTCCGTTCCAGACGCAGGGGCGCGTCGACATTGGCCTCGACATGATGAACCAGCGTCGCGAGGTGATTAACGACGCGTTTTTCGTCACGCTCTTCCGCATCCTCGTCGAGGAACCGCAGATCACCGCGACCGAGGCGATGCTACGCGCGCAGGAAAAAGGGCAACTTCTCGCGCCGACGATGGGCCGCATGCAGTCGGAACTGCTTGGGCCGATGACCGAGCGCGAGCTCGACGTGCTGGCGATGAACGGCGCGCTTCCACCGATGCCGAAGGAATTGCTCGAGCGTGGCGGCGAGGTGCACATCCGCTATCAAGGCCCGCTCAATCAAGCGCAACGCGCGGGCGTGGGAATCGGCATCATGCAGACCATCCAGTCGGTCGCGCCGCTCGCGCAGATCGATCCGAGCGTGATGATGATCTTCGATCTGGAAGCGTGCGCGCGCGAACTCGCCTCGATCAACACGGTGCCGGAGCGCCTGCTGCGAACGGACGAAGAGATCACCGCGATGAAGGAGCAGCAAGCGCAGGCCGCACAGGCGCAGCAACTGCTCGCGGCGGCTCCGGTCGCAGCCTCCGCTGCGAAGGACTTCGCACAGGCGCAAAGCCTCGCGGGCTCCGCACCGAATCAGGTCGCGCCGAACCTTCTGCCCGCGGGAGCCCAATAACCGATGTCCATGTTCGATCGCATCCTGCGGCGTCGGTCGTATTACCGCGCCGCGTTCCAATCCGATGCCGGCCGCAAGGTGCTGGCAGACCTGCGGCGGTTCTCTCGATTCGGGGAGTCGCCGCTCGTCGTCTCAACCATCCGCCAACAGGCGGACCCGATTGCCACCGCCGTGCAGATCGGTCGGCAAGAGATGTTCCAGCGCATCATCGCGCATCTGCACATTGACGACGCACAACTCCTGAAACTCAAAGAGGAAGCTGAAGAATGAATACCGCCGCCGCCGCATTCTCCGCAGCACCCGCCGCTGCTCCTGCTGCTCCCGCTGGTACACCGCCTGCCGCTGGCGTTCCGCCGAGCGCCGCACCCGCTGCCAGCGCGCCCGCCGCTGGTACGCCGCCCGCAGCCGCGCCGTCGACGCCGCCCGCTGGCGCTGGCGACAACTGGTTCGCCGGATTCCAGAACGAGGAAGTGCGCAATTGGACGCAGGCCAAGGGCTGGAAAGATCCGGCCGCGATGGCTGAGAGCGCATGGAATCTCGAAAAGCTGATCGGTCACGAGCGCGCCGGGCGCACGGTCGTGATCCCCGCCGACGATGCGCCGCCCGCCGAACTCGCCGCGTTCCGCGCGAAGATGGGCGTGCCGGAGAAGGTCGACGACTACATGAGCGTGATGAAGGTGCCGGAAGGGCAGTCCGACACGTTCGCGAAGGAAGCCGCAAGCTGGTTCCACGAGGCAGGCATCCCGCCGAAGCAGGCCGCGATGCTCGTCGAGAAGTGGAACGCCTCGATGGCGAACGGCACCACGCAGCAGGCCGAACAGGCGCGCGTGCAATCCGATCAGGAGTTCAGCCAGGTCGTCACGTCGTGGGGCAAGGAAGCCGACGCGAATCTCGAACTCGGCAAGCGTGCCGCGGCGCAGTTTATCCCGGCGAAAGATCCCGCCGAGCGCCAGGCGATCCTCGGCAAGCTGGAAGGGGCGATCGGCACGAAGGCGATGCTGGAGATGTTCGCCAATATCGGCAAGAACCTCGGCGAGCATCGCATGGCGACGTCGGGCGATCCGGGCGGCCTCGGCGTATCGCCTGCTGAAGCGCAAGCGAAGATCGCAGCGCTGAAGGCGGACAAGGTGTGGACCTCTGCCTACCTGCAGGGCGACGCTTCGAAGAAGGCTGAGATGGAACGCCTGATCAAGATCGCATACCCGGCGCCGCAAGCATGAGCGATACCACAATCACATCACTATCGCGTGAGTCGGTCCGCTTAGAATGCTTGCGACTGGCTCATCGTCCTGACAAGGACGCTCTTACCGTGATAACGCGGGCTGAGGAGTACGAGATGTATGTGCTCGGAGCCTATTTCGTGCCAGCGGAAGAAGATCCCCCGCCACCAAAGACCGACAAGCCGACGGCAAAGGCCCGGTCCAAGAGCAGCTAGACACTGCCGCATGGCCCCCGCGTTACGGGGGAAGAAGCGGCCCCGAATAGGGCAAGCCCTTCGAGATCGTGAGTCTCTTTCACTTTTTCTGGAGGGCATCGTGTCCCAATTCGTCACCACCCATTACGTCCAGCAATACACCACGAACGTCCAACTGCTCTCGCAGCAGAAGGGCTCGCGCCTGATCGGCTCGGTCACGCAAGGCACCTACGTCGGCAAGCAAGGTGTGCCGGTCGATCAGTTCGCACCCACCGTCGCGCAGAAGCGCACCACCCGTTATCCCGCTCTCACGCCGGCAGACACGCAGGCTGATCGTCGCTGGGTGTTCCCGTCGGACTACGACTGGAACGACCTCATCGACAACATCGACAAACTGCGCCTGCTGATCGATCCGCAATCGAGCTACGTCTCGAACGGCACGGCAGCGATGAATCGTGCGAAGGACGATGAAATCATCGCCGCCTTCTTCGGCACCGCGAAGACCGGCGTCGACGGCAGCGTGTCGACGAACTTCCCGGCCAGCCAGCAGATCAGCGCATCGGAAGGCGCAAGCTCGGCGACTGGCATGAACGTCGAAAAGCTGAAGGCCGGTATCCAGCTTCTGCTGCAAAACGAAGCGTGGGATCCGTCCTCGGGCGAGCGTATCAACTGCGTGATCACCGCGAAGCAGAACCGCAACCTGATGGACGAAATTCAGGTCATCAACTCCGATTACAACGGCGAGAAGGCCGTCGTGAACGATGGCTTCGTGATGTCGTGGGGCAAGGTGGATTTCATTCACTCCGAGCGCCTGCCGCTCAATGGCTCCTCGCAGACGCGCGTTCCGTTCTACGTGAAGGAAGGCATGCATCTGGGCCAGTGGCAGGACATTTCGGCGGACGTCTCGCAGCGTAAGGATCTGGCCGGCTTGCCGTGGCAGGTCTACCTGTACGGCACGTTCGGTTCCACGCGAACGGAAGAGAAGAAGGTCGTCGAAATCCCCTGCGCGTAAGCCGGGCAGACCTTCCCCTCTCACGAATCAAAGGAGTGAATCATGGCAGTCGTTACCGTCAAGTCCACCACGATCACGAACCGCGATGCGGTGCCGCCCGTCATCAACGACGGCCGGCTCGAACGCGGCTCGCTGCGGACGTCTCACGGCTATGTCACCGCAACCAACGGTGATTCGGCCAATTCGAAGTACATCCTCGCATCGTTGCCGTCCACGGCGCAGGTGCGTCAAATCCTGTTCTCGTGCGCCAACTTGGGCGCGTCGTCGTCAGTCAACATCGGCGTGTCTCGCAACACGAAGGACGGCGGCGCAGCAGTGAGCGCCTCGCTCTTCGCATCGGCACAGGCCACGTCGGCCGCGCTCTCGAACACCGATGTGACGAACCAGTCGGGCAGCTACACGCTCGACAAGCAGGAGCAACCGCTGTGGCAAGCGGCTGGCCTCTCGGCTGATCCGGGCGGCACGCTCGACATCGTGGCGACCGTTTCCGTCGCGATCGCGGCGACGGGTCTCATCGGCGCAGCCACGGAGTACGTCGACAACGGCAACTGATCCGAAGCAATTTTCTTTGTAGTGCGGCGATTTCCCGCGAGCTTTTCGGCTCGCGGGTTTTTTGCAAAATGGAGATCTAAACATGGCAACCCGTCGATACTCGATCAACCCCGAAGACAGCGATCATCAGGTGACGGATGCGACCGGCATTGCGGTCGTCACGAAGAACATCGAACTCACCGTCGATTGGGACACGCTGCGCGCGGCAGGCCTCTCGGAGACGCAGACGCGCATGCAGGTGCTGGCCGCGCTCGAACGTCTTCACGCGTACATCGAGACCTCCGGCAAGTATCAAGTCGCTGGCTGAGGCGCTGAGCCATGGCCTCGCAAGCTGAGATCTGCAACCGCGCGCTCACGAAGCTGGGCGCGGCGCGCATCACGGACGTTCTTGAAAACAGCAAGAGCGCGCGTGCCATGAACGCGCTGTGGGACACCGTGCGCAAGGCGGAATTGCGGCGCCGGATCTGGCAATTCGCCACAACGCGCACGACGCTGCCCGCCGTCTCCCCTGCGCCCGCGTGGGGATTCAACAACGCCTTCCAGCTTCCGTCCGACTTCCTGCGCCTCGTCCAGGTGAACGACACGTTCGCCGTGCCGGGCCTGACCGATTACCGCGATCAGGACGACAGCGCATATGTCATCGAAAACAATCAGATCCTCACGGTGTTCAATGCGCCGCTGAAGATCCGCTACATCCAGAACGTCACCGAGCCGGGACGCTTCGATCCGCTCTTCGTCGAGATGCTCGCTTCGAAGCTGGCCTATGAGGCGTGCGAGGAAATCACTCAATCGACCTCGAAGAAGCAGGCCGCGAAGGACGACTACAAAGAGGCGCTGCGCGAAGCAGTCGCCACAGGCGCCGTCGAGCGCGTGCCGCAAGGCTTCCCTGACGACTCCTGGATGCTTATCCGAATCTAGACGAGGAACCTCATGACCAGAGCGTCACCCGCCATCGGCTCTTTCAACTCCGGTGAGCTGTCGCCGAGGTTGGAGGGGCGCACCGACATCGCGAAGTATGCTGCGGGGTTGAAGGTGTGCGAGAACTTCATCCCCCTGATTCAGGGGCCGGCGATGCGCCGCGGCGGCTTTCGCTTCCTTGGCGCGGTAAAGGATCAGAGCGCGCGCACGTGGCTTGTGCGTTTCGAGTTCAACACGCAGCAGGCCTATCTGCTCGAGTTCGGCAACTTCTACATCCGCTTCTGGGCGAACCACGGGCAAGTGCTGAGCGGCGGCGTTCCGTATGAGATCGCTTCGCCGTATTCCAGTGGTGACCTGATCGACGCTGACGGACTCTTCAGTCTCGATTTCGTCGAGTCCGCGGACGTCGTATACATCACGCATCAGAACTTCGCGCCGCGCAAACTCTCCCGCCTCGGGCCGACGAATTGGGTGCTCTCGATCGTGCAGCCGATCGGCGGCCCGTTCGAAATCGAAAACACGTCACCCACGACGGTGTACGCCAGCGGTCAAACGGGTTCCGTCACGCTCACGGCGTCCGCGCCGATCTTCGTTCCCGGCCATGTGGGCGGTCTGTTCCTGCTCAAGCGCAAGTCCGCAGCGGGCATCACGCAATGGAATCAGCCGGACCTGATCCTAAACGGCGACCTGCGCATGTCCGACGGCAAGACGTACAAGGCGATCAGCCCGGACCTGACGCCGGTGCCGCGCGTGACGGGGCCGAACAAGCCGGTGCATACCGAGGGCGCCCTGTGGGATGGCGGCGACGCGAACAAGGCGCTGTACTACACACCGGTGGGCACCACGACGGCCATCGATGCGCGCGTCGGCGTGCTGTGGGAATACGAGGATCCGGGCTATGGCGTCCTCCTGATCACCGCGTACGCAAGCGCGACGCAGGTTGTCGCCACGGTTGTGCAACTGACGAGCGCGTCATCGCAGGCACAGCTTCCCGCCGACTGCGTTGGCTCCGGTAACGCGTCCTCGCGCTGGGCATTCGGCTCGTGGTCGAATGCGCTCGGCTGGCCGTCGTCCGTGAGCCTGTTTCGCCAACGCCTCGTGTTCGCGCGCAAGCAAACCGTGTGGCTCAGCGTCTCGGGAGACTTCGAGAATTTCAGCCCGCGCGACCTCAATGGGCTCGTGACCACCGACATGGCGATCACCGCGACGCTCGCCTCCGCGCAGGTCAACGACATCCAGTGGGTCGAGCCCTACGACAGCAGCACAGAGGCGCTGATCTGCGGCACGGCGGGCAGCGAATTCGCCGTTCAGTCGCAGACCACGCAGCAGCCTTTCGGCCCGGAAAACATCAGTGCGCCGCCGATCTCCTCGTTCGGCTCGCGCCGCATGAAACCGGCGCACGTCGGGCGCACGTTGCTTTTCGTGCAGCGCGCGGGCACGAAACTGCGCGATATCTCCTACGACATCGTGTCGAGCGACTTCGTGTCGAACGATCAGTCAATGCTCGCCGAGCACATCCCGAAGCCTCAAATCAATCAGATCGTGTATCAGCAGGAGCCGTATTCCGTGAATTGGGCGACACGCTCGGATGGCGCTCTGGTCGCGATGACCTATTCGCGCGAGCAGTATCCAGACGCGCCGCACGGCGGCTGGCACCGGCACCCGATCGGCGGCGGCGGCAAGGTCGAGTCCCTCGCGGTAATCCCGGCGCCAGACGGCTCGCGCGACGAGCTGTGGGCGATCATCAACTACACGATCGCGGGGCAGACGAAACGATATGTCTGCTTCATGGATTGGGAGCACCGCACTGGCGACGATCCGGAGGACAGCTTCTACCTCGACGCGGGCCTGACGCTGAACAACGTCATCAATGCAACGCTCACGCTGAGCGCTGGCGCGATGACTCCGCACGCGACGAACGTCACGTTCCTCGCATCCTCGGCGGTGTGGGCGGGCTCAGACGTCGGGCGCCAAATCCACTACCGCTATTCCGCGCCGGGCGCCGACGTCAGCGGCAACCCGATCACCGTCTTCCGCACGGCGAAGGCGACGATCACGGCATTCACCTCGGCGACGTCGGTGCAATGCCGCATCGATGCAGCGTTCCCGGCACTTACGTCTATTCCGGCGAACGGCTGGCGCATGAGCGTCACGACCATCAGCGGGCTCTCTCACCTTGAAGGGCAGACGGTTGATCTGCTCGTCGACGGCGCGACGCATCCCGTGCGCGTCGTGTCGGGCGGTCAGGTCACGCTGCAGAACCCCGGATCGAAGGTGCATGTCGGCCTCGCCAGTCCCGGTCGGCTGCAGACGATGCGGCTGAACGCGGGCGGCTCGGACGGCACGAGCCAGGGGAAGTCCGCGCGCATCAATCAGATCGTCGTGCGTCTGATGGAGACGCTCGGGCTTCAATTCGGAAGCAGCTTCTCGAACCTCGACGAGGCGCAGTTCCGTGCGGCGTTTGACGCGATGGACAATCCGCCGCCGCTGTTCACGGGCGACATGCTCTTCGACTTCGAATCCGACTACGACAGCAACCCGTGGATCTGCCTGCTTCAGCCGTACCCGTTGCCCGCGACGATCGTCGGCATCTTTCCGCAGGTCACCACCTACGACCGAGGATGACATGCTGATCTCGCAATACAAAGCCGCCGACATGCACGCGCTGCTGATCCAGCCGGCGCAGGCGGCGATGCGTCCGATTCTCCTGTCCGGTGGGTATCCGGAATCACTCGAACCGCTCGAATCCTTCACCTGCCGCATGAATGATCGTGTCGTGGCGTGCGCTGGGTTCTGCCCGCTGTGGGAGGGCAACGTGCGCGCGTGGGCGGTGATCGCGGGCGACATCGGCGGCGCCGGCATGGTGGCGCTCACGCGCGCCGTGCGCCGAGGCTTCGATATGTGCGATGCGCGGCGCATCGAGGTGGAAGTGGACTCCGAATTCAAGCAGGCGCACCGCTGGGTCGAGATGATTGGCGGCTTCGAGTGGGAAGGGCGCATGCGCAAATACTCGCCCGATGGGCGCGACTGTGACCGCTACGCAAGGGTGAAATAAAAATGGCAGATCCGGTAACTTGGCTGGCGGTCGCGGGGGCCGCTCTCGGAACGGTGGGCGCGATCACCTCGGCGAACGCGCAAGCCGCATCGTCAGAGTCCGCGGCCAACGCCGCGCGATATAACGCTGCGGCCGATCAGTCGCGCGCGACCGTGGCGCTTCAGCAGGGCAATGCCAACGAGGACGCGCAGCGCCGGCAGGCGGCTCTCGCGCTCGGGCGGCAGAGCGCGGCGAGTGCCGAGAGCGGTGTCGATCTCGCCTCAGGCTCTGCGCTCGATCTATACAAGCAGTCGGCGACGAACGCCGAACTCGACGCGTTGAACATCCGCTACGGCTCGCGACTTCAGGCGCAGGGGCTTCAGTCCCAATCGGTGCTCGACAACATGTCTGCTGCGCAAGCCGACAGCAATGCGAGCTCGGCAATGACGGCGGGCTATCTGAATGCGGGCGCGTCCGCGCTCTCAGCGTATGGCACCTACACCAGTCGCAAGGCGCAACTCGACTACTACAAATCCAACAAACCGGCGCTTTCCTAACATGCAAATCCCGCTCTACCAACAGCAAACGAACGTCGGCGGCGGCTTGCCGCTGCCGCGCGCGGAGGCGAATCCCGTTTCCGCTGCCGTCGGGCAGGCGCTCGAAGGCGTCGCAAGGTCCGGCGACGCGCTCGAAAACGGCCTGATGATCCAGCAGAAGACGAATGAGCGGCTGCTCGATGAGCAACGCGAGCAGGACGCCAAAGCGTGGACGGCTGACGCAGTGTCGAATGCGCACCTCGAATGGCAGAAGACGATGGTCGATCGCCAGCAGGCGGCAACCGGCAGCGCGGCCGGCTTCACGCCGAAGATGCTCGATGACTTCGACACCTATGCGAAGGAGTCGATCGCGAACGCGCCGACGCCGCTCGCTCAACGCTATATGCAGCAGAGCATGGCGGCGCTGCGCACGCAGATCGGCACGCAGGCACTCAACTTCGAGGCGAACGCGCGCATTGGCGATCGCATTGAGAAGCAGACGAATTCGATCAACACCTGGGCGAATGTCGTCTTCACCGATCCGTCGCAATACGAGTCCGCGCTGAAGTCGATTCAGGAGACGATGCCGGAAGTCGGCCCCGAGCATACGAACAAGCTGCTCGACTATGCAAAAAAGACGATCGCTTATGCGGCGGCCACGTCGGTGGCGCGCAGCAACCCGGATTCGATCATCGGCGCGCCGGGCTCGGGAGCGAACGCGGCGACCGGTGGAGGGCAGTATCAGGGCGGCTTCTCGGGCGCCGATGCGTTCGTCGCGCAGAAAGAGGGCGGCTTGCTCGCGAAGGACACCAACAACACGCCGACGAACTTCGGCATCAATCAGGCTGCGAACCCTGACGTCGATGTGACGAAGCTGACGCCGGAACAGGCGTCGCAGATCCGAAAGTCCCGATATTGGGATGCGATCCACGCAGACGCGCTGCCGCCCGCGATGCAGCCCGTTGCGTATAACTTCGCGATTCAGGCGGGCGCGGGCGCGGCGAACAATCTGCTCAAGCAGGCCGACAATGACCCGGCCAAATTCAACGAACTGGCGAAGGCCTATTACGACAAGATCCCGGCCGACAAGTCGCAGGGTTATCTGCAGGCGTGGAAGACGCGATCGGATGAGGCGTTCAAGCTAGGCGGTGCGCCGGCCGCGCCAGCCGACAATCCTGTCCTCGCGAACCTGCCGTTCGAACAGCGCTTGCAGGTCTGGAATCAGGCAAAGACGCAGCAAGGCCAGAACATGGCGCTCGCTCGCGCGCAGCTCGACACGCACCTGCAGGACGCGCAGTCCATGGCGGCGAACGGCGTGTCCGACCCGACGCCGATCTCCTTTCAACAACTGGTGAACGCTTACGGCCCGCTCGAAGCGCCGGCGCATTACCGCGCCTATCAGGACGGCCAGCAACTGGCGGGCGACGTCGCGAACATGAAGGGCATGCCGATGCAGGACATCGCGGGCATGGTCAACTCGCGCGCACCGACGGCTGGGCCCGGTTACGCTGTCGCAGCGCACGACCATCAGATCCTGCAGAGCGCGGCATCGCAGGTGCTCCAGCAGCGCGAGGCGGACCCGGCGTCCTACGTCGTGAAGAACGCGCCAGCCGTGCAGACGGCGCAGCAGGCCTTTGCCGCGAATCCGACGCCGCAGACTGCATCCGCGTTCGCGCAGGCGTCCATCGCGGAACAGCAGCGCCTCGGTGTGCCGAAGCCGCAGGTGCTCACGAAACTGCAGGCGGAAACGCTCACCGATCAGATCAACGCCAACGGCGGCGCACAGGCCGATCAGGTCATTCAGCAGCAGGCGCAACTGTGGGGCGATCGCTGGGGCGACGTCTTTGGCCAGTTGAAGAACGTGAAGCCGGTCGCGAAGGTGCTCGGCTATCTGGGCAGCAGCGTCGACACGGCGACGCGCCAGCAGGTGCTCGGCGCGGCCAACACGCCGATCGAGTCGCTGAAGGATGGCATCAACCCCGCCGACGTGAAGTCCGTCGAGACGAAGCTGCAGAGCCTCACGCAGCCCTTCGCCGCGACGATGGCTTACTCGCTCGGTGGCGCGTCGACGTTCGGCGCGCTCTACGACTCGGCGAACCGGCTGAGCCTCACATACCTGCGTCAGGGCATGTCACCGGGCGACGCGACGAACAAGGCGTTTCAAGCGCTGATGGGCGGGCAGTTCAACGTGCGCGACAGCGCGCGCATCCCGACGCAGTACGACGCCGACGCGGTGATGAGCGGCGCGAAGCTGATTCAAGGCAACCTCGGCGGCCTCGATCTGACCGTGCCGCCCGCGCCCGCGAGCATGCGCGCCGAGGACGCGAAGTCGCTCTACGTCTCGAATCTGCGTTCTGGCGGGAAGTGGATCACGAGCGCCGACGGCAAGAGCCTCGTGCTCTTCGATCCGGTGTCGCAGTCGCTCGTCACCACGCGCGACGGCAAGCCGGTCGGCGCACCTTTCTCATCGCTTGCCGCGCCCGCGAAGCGCGTGGAGGCGGACCCTTCAACGGCTGATGTTCCGGTCATTCCTGCGGCGGTGTACTGATGGGCAATCTCGTTCTCGACGGCGATCCGACCGCGCCACTGAAACCGATCACCGAATACCCGACGCCGCTCGGCGACTATCTGGCGGCGCAGGGCGGTGAAGCCCTGCAGGGCATTCGCGACCGCTACAGCTACATCTTCGGCGCGCGGCCCGACAACACCATCGTCGGATATCGCTCAGCGGATGGCCCGTTTCCTGACGAGTTCGCTGGCGCGCCGATCTACGGCGACGACCCGAGCCAGCAGCACGTCGACGCGGCGAGCGCGCAGAAGCAACTGTCCGATGCGGGCGTCAAGATGCAGGCGCCCGAATCCGGCATGTATGCCAACACGCTCGACTCTCTGATCCAGCGGCATCAGGAGCAGGTCGCGCGGCAGACGGCGATCGCGGCATCGCCGACCGGCGCGCGCTCCATTCTCGGCTTCGGCGTGCAGATCGGCGCGTCGATGCTCGACCCGCTCAATATCGCGTCCTCATTCGTGCCTGTGATCGGCCCGGCCAAATACACGGCGCTGCTCGCGGACGCCAGCAGCGCGCTCGCGCGCTTCGGTATTCGTGCGGGCGTCGGCGCGGCCGAAGGCGCAGTCGGCACGGCGCTGCTGCAGCCGCTCGAGTCGCAGGTCGCGAAGAACGTCGGCGACGATTTCACGATGACGAAGGCGCTGGAGAACATTGCGTTCGGCGCGGCATTCGGCGCCGGCCTGCACTCGATCGGCGGTGCCGCGAAGGACGCGTTCTTCGGCGCGCCGACGAAGCCGTCTGTGAAGGTCGAAGACGTTCCCGAGAGCACGCCGAACTTCGCGCCCGCGAACGAAGTGACGCCCACCGTCAAGCCGCTCGTCATCCACATGGAGACGGGCGACGTACCGATCTCGCCGATGGGCGCGGCGTGGATGAACAACAGCGTGTCGCACGAGACGCGCATCGCCGCTACGTCGACGGCAATCTCGCAGGTGCTCGATGGGCGCGGCGTGACGATCGATCCGGTGATGCGCGCCGATCCGGCGCTCCAGTATTCGATGGCGCAGCGCCAGAAGCCCACGGATATGGCGATGGCGCTCGAACAGGCGCGCGCGGACATCGCGCCCGAGGTCAAGTCGGAACTGACCGCGCAGGCCGCCAACGCCGCCGAGCCGGGCGCGATCACGCAGATGCGCAGCCAACTCGACCAGATCCGCGGCGAACTCGACGCGATGGGCGAGACGCCCGCCAAGTCGGATGTCCGCGCGCTCCAGCAAGGCCAGAAGATCAAGTTCAGCGAAGCACAAGAGCGCGCACAGACCGAGCACGACGCGCGGCGCGCGGATCTTCAGGGGCAGGCGACGCGCCTCGAACAGCAGATCGACACGAACCGCCAGGCGTCGCAGGCCGCGCAGGATCTCGCGGCGCTCGACCGTGGCGAATTCCCTGACCGCTTTCAGGATCGCGCGCAGCAGCGCGCCGAGCAGCTTCTGCAGGGCGATCCGATTCAGGCGGCGGTGCGCCAGCTCTTCAGCCCGTCGGCGGACGCCGATCGCGCAGCCGCGCAACGCTTCAATGCCGCCGAGAACGTCGCCGCCGCCGATCCCGTCTCATCGCGCGCGGTCGACGCCAATTTGAAAGACATTCCAGAAGCCGTTAAGACCGCCGCCACCGAAGGCGCGGAACTGAGCATGAAAGCCGCCGAGGAGAAATACCGGATGACGCTGGATCAACTGAAGCAGAGCGGCGCGACCGATCGCACGCTCGAGTCTTTCGCTCGCGAACTCGAACCGTTTGACGCTGACCTGAAGGATGCCGAGGCGCTCGGCAAGGGCATGCTCAGCGCGGCGCTGTGCGGGGTTACGCGATGAGAAACGAATGTATTGACGCACTCAATGCGGGCGCTGGGCGCGAAGTCGGCTATGAGGAGGCTGACGCGCTGTTCTCGAAGCTACAGGCGCACGAGCGCATGATCGCGAACGAGCGGCCTGACCTCTCGCCGCGCGACGTTTCAGTGATGGCCGCGCAGCGCGTCGGCGAAGATCTGAAGGCGGCGGCGTTCATCCAGCGCCGCAACGCGCTGCTCAACGCCACGATTCGCGCGGAGCGCGTGCAGTGGGTGAAGAACCAGTTTGGCGCGCGTCCCGCCGAAGGGCTGGAGGCGCTGCTGGTCGGCGTGAATCGCGCGAAGCAGGGCGCTCGCAACTCGGTGATGTCCGTGCAGAAGGCGCTGCGCGACAAGGTGCTCGGCGGGTTTGTCTACGATCTGGAGAAGATCGGCGCGACCAAGGCGTTCGCAAGCGGCTCGATGGATCGCGATGTCGCGCGTGCGCTGTGGGCGATCGGCCGTGACAACGAGGACGAACTCACGCGCGGGCTTGCGCCGCTCGCGACGGACGTCGCCAAGGTCATCAACAAATGGCAGGAATGGACGCGCAACGCCGCGAACGACGCGGGCGCGTGGATAGGCAAGGAAGCCGGCTATATCGTGAAGCAGTCGCACGACATGCTTCGCGTGCGCAACGCGGGCTTTGAGACGTGGCGCGACGCCGCGCTTCAGCACTTCGACATCCCGCGCATGGTCGCGGAAACCGGCGAGCAGAACGTCGACAAGCTCCTGCGCGGCGTCTATGACAACGTCGCGAGCGGCGATCACATGAAAGCGATCTCGCGCGTCGAGGAACAGCCGTTCCAAGGGCCGGGCAATCTCGCGAAGAAACTCAGCCAGTCGCGCGTCGTGCACTTCAAGGACGCCGACGCATGGTTCGACTACAACCAGCTTTACGGCACGCGCAGCCTGCGCGAGGCGGTCGCGGCCGGGCTCGATCGCGGCACGCAGCAGATCGGCCTGATGCGCCAGCTTGGTCCGAATCCGAAGGCGATGATGGATTCCATTGCGCAGCAGCTCGTCGCGGATGCGAAGGACGCGGGCGAGTTCACGAAAATCGACGGCATCAAGGATTCGCGCGGCAAGCTCGAAACCTACATGAAGGCGGTCGACGGCTCGATGAGCATTCCGGGTAACGCGCTGTGGGCGCGACGCGGCGCGAACATCCGGGCGTGGCAGTCGCTCGCGAAGCTGGGCGGCATGATCATGTCGCAGTTCAACGACATCGCTGTCTACGGCTCCGAGGCAAAGTATCAGGGACGATCGTTCCTGCAGGGCATGGGCGAGTCCGTCGCTGGCCTCGGCACCAATCTGAAGGGCGAGGAGAAGCGCGAACTGCTCGCGAGCCTCGGCGTGTTCTTCGACTCCGCGCTCGGCGAGATCGCGCGCACGGGGTCGTTCGAAGACGCCGGCTCGCTGACGAACGCGCAACGCGTGTTCTTCCGGCTGAACCTCGGCGAGTGGTGGTCGGAGAAGATGCGCGCGGCGGCGGCGATGGGCATGTCGCATCACCTGGCGCTTCAATCTGAAAAGGGCTGGGAGACGCTCGCGCCTGAGTTCCGCCGCGTGCTCGACCTCTACGGCATCGACTCAGCGAAATGGGACGTCGTGCGCGGCTCTGCGCAGAAGCAGATCGACGGCCGCGCCTACATCGCGCCGGACACGATCAGCGATGCGAAGATCGCTGATCAGATCCAGACGTATCTGAACGACCGCACCGGCTTCTTCCAACTGGAGCCCGACGCGAAGACGCGCGCCATCATGCTGCAGGGCACGAATCCCGGCACCTTTCTCGGCGAGTTCATGCGCTTCATCACGCAATTCAAGAGCTTCACGGGCGCGTACCTGCAGAAGATTTTCGGGCGTGAACTGTACGGCAAAGGCTACGAGGGCGACAGCGCGTGGGGCGCGCTCACGCACGGCAATGGCGAGGCGCTCGGTATCGTCAATCTCGTGCTCTGGTCGACGCTCTTCGGCTATGGTTCGATGGTCGCGAAGGATCTCATAAAGGGGCGCGCGCCGCGCGTGCCGAGCGAAGATCAGCCCACAGAGAACGCGAAGCTTTTCATGGCCGCGCTCGCGCAGGGCGGCGGCATGGGCATCATGGGCGACTTCCTGTTCGGCGATGCAAACCGCTTCGGCGGCGGCATGCTCTCGTCGCTCGCTGGCCCTACAGCGGGCGCTGCGAATGACATCGTGAATCTCTACACCTCGATGCGCGACGATGCGCTCGACGGCAAGTTGACCGCGGGCAAGGTCGGTGCGGAGAGCCTGCGCGTCGCGCTGAACAACACGCCATTCGTGAATCTGTTCTATACGCGCATCGCGCTTGATTACCTACTCTTTTATCGTATGCAGGAAATGATGAATCCCGGGTATCTTTCGCGCATGGAACAACGCGTGAGAACGCAGAACAACCAAGAATTTCTGTTGCCGCCGAGCAGCGTGATTCGATAGGAGTGCCGCGATGAGGCGGGCCATGACCCGCTGAACGCTATTCGCCGCCCTACAAGGCCGAAAACCTTGAGGGCAACATGACAGTCACGACCGACATCGCACGCATCGCCTATACCGGAGACGGCTCGTCCGCCGTCTTTGCGTTTCCCTACTATTTCCTCGCAGCATCGGACATCCACGTCTTCGTCAACTTCATCGAGGTGACGACTGGATTCACGGTGACGGGCGCGGGAAATCAGGCGGGCGGCAGCGTAGCATTCTCTTCCGCTCCTGCTGCCGGCGCTGTCGTGCAGTTGATCCGCGATCCCGATCTGCTTCAGCAGACCAAACTCCCGCCGAACGATCCGTTTCCTTCGGATGCCGTCGAGAAGGCGCTCGACAAGCTGACGATGATCGTCCAGGCGCGCAAGGCGAGCGAAGCGCACACGGTGCATTTTCAGGAAGTCGAGACGACGGACGGCACCTTGCCGCTCGCGGGGCAGCGCGCGAACCAGGTGTTCGGCTTCGATGCGAACGGCAACATCACCATGATCCCGATGCCGTCGAGCCTCGGCGCGGGCGATCTCCGCTTCGAGAATGGATCTGACGGCACGCCGGGTTTTAAGGTGGGCGTCGATTTCATCGGAGGCTCGACGACAACGCTGCCGCTCTCGCGCGCACCGATTGGACGTGCGAACTGCTGGGCGTATTGGGACGGCGTGCCGCAGCTCGACTTCACAGTCCTCGGAAACACGATCATTTTCCCGACGGCCATCCCGGCTTACATCAGCGTCGTGAGCGTGCGCATCGGCACGACGCTCTCGCTGAACAAGCCCGCGCAAGGGTCCGTCACGGATGACTCCCTTGCTCCGGGCTCGATGGTCTACAACCGGGTCTACAAGCAAAAGACCGTCCTCGACTATGGTGCGGTCGGCGACGGCGTGCACGACGATTCAGCGGCGTTCCAGGCGGCGATCAACAGCGGCGTGTGCCGCATCCCGTACAGCGCCAAGGGCTACATGATCAAAACGCCGCTCAACGCGACGAACATGCAGAGCCTGACGATCGAGGGTGTCGCCTCGGTTCAAGCCGCGTGGAGCCTCGGTTATGTGAATCCGATGGGCGGCAGCATCCTCTACGGCAACACGGGATCGTGGGTGCTCGATATTACGGGCTCAAACAATGTCGTGCTCCGCAACTTCTCGATCTGCTGCCTGCCGCAGTTCTTGAACGCCGCACTTCCGAATCTCAACAACCCGGCAGTCGGCGGCATCATCGGCGGCACCAGCAACAACAACCCCGCTGGCCTCAACTATCCGGGCGGCATGGGCTACATCTTCGAGAACATCGCCGTCTGGATGGACAAGGCCGGCGCGAGCATCCCGATCTACATCAACAACGGCAACATCGGCCGCTTCACGAACATCTTCACGCTCGGGCAGTACGGCATCTGTCTGGTGGCGAGCAATCCGCTTTCCGCGACGCCCGTCTATACGTCCTTCGGTCCGATCACGGAAAGCGACACGAACATCATCTCGGGTGCGTTCAACGCGGGCTATGGGCAGAACGCGGTGATGTACTTCGAACGGTGCAATGACCTTACCGTCCTTGAGGCGTATCACACCTTTGGCGCCGGTCTAGCGGGCGGTCCATACAGCGGAGTGGGTTACTCCACGTATATCAACAACTGCGCGAACGCCAAGTTGAAGATCGGCTGCGACAGCTTCCCGTTCCTTTTCAGAATGGACGGCGTGGCGAGCCAGATCGATATCGAAGGCCTGATCTCTCAGGGCAGCACGCCGACGCCCGTGGGCAATCCTTCGATCGGCTTCATCAACTGCACTCAGGTTCTCAACTGCAAGTTCCGAGTGATCCAGTTCGATGCGCGCCCGAACAACAACTATCTGTACGCGACGCAAGGCACTGCGGTGCTGAGCAGCATGGTGGGCTGTGAGTTCGTCCTCGACAACAGCAAGACTCCGAACATGATTTTCTTCAACGCGACCAATGCGAACCCGATCCCGTACTTCAACTTGAACTTCAGCGGCAATCAGGATTTCGCTGTCGGCACGTCGCCGATGGTTCTACAGGTTGCTGGCTCACCGGCGGGCGGAAGTGCCTATCGAATCAACATGAACGGTAACCGGCAGGGCTCTGCGTAAAACAAAAACGATTCACGTGTACGGGGGAAGGATGGGTGAGCGGATGAAGTACGAGGAACATCCGCCGCACACCGATGGCGATGGCTTCAACGCGGTCGTCGCAGCGATCGACAAGCTGCGCGACGAGATCGGACAGCGGCATGTCGAGAACACCAGTTCACTCGAAGTATTGGAAAGGGATCTGAAGGTGGTGATCGAACGAGTGGACGACTTAGCGCGGGGCTTTCCGGACAGTGATCCTGACGAGCACTGTCGCATGCATGTCGCGCAAAGGCGGAAAGAAGAGGCGCGCGCGAAGTTCTATGAGGACTTGCGCGGCAAGTTGGCAGAGAAAGGATTGTGGGCACTGCTGGTTTTGATCGGCGTGGCGCTGTGGCAATACATCAAAACGAAGGTGATGACATGAGTTCATTCGACGATGCATTCGCCGCGCTGCTCGGCAACGAGGGCGGCTTCACTGCCGACGCAAAGGACCGCGGCAATTGGACAAGCGGGCAGGTCGGTGTCGGCCAGTTGAAGGGCACGAAGTATGGCATCAGCGCGATGTCCTATCCCGATCTCGACATCAAGAATCTCACGCTCGACGCCGCGAAGCAGATCTATAAGCGCGACTACTGGAACCCGTTCGGTGGGGATCTACTTGCGCCCGCGCTCGCTTTTCAGGTGTTCGACGGTGCGGTAAATAGCGGGGTGGTGCAGTCCATCAAATGGCTTCAGCAGGCCGTCCATGTTTCGGCTGATGGCGTGCTGGGGCCGGTCACGAAAGCGGCCGTCGACAATCATCCGTCCGCAACGGTGGTCGCGGCATACAACGGGTATCGCCTGAAGTTCATGGTGAGCGCGAAGACGTGGTCGACGTACTCCAGCGGGTGGGCGATTCGGATCGCAGACAACCTCATCAGGAGCGCGGCGTAATGGACTGGAGGAAACTCATCGCGGGCGTCGCGCCGACCATCGCCGGACTGGTCACCGGCCCATTCGCGCCTCTCGCGATGGGCGCCACTGCCGCACTATCGAATCTCCTGCTCGGCAAGGCTGACGGCACCGACGACGAACTCGCCGCGGCTGTGCAGAACATGACGCCCGAGCAGCAGATCGCGGTCAAGCAGCTCGACATGCAGTGGGAAAAGCAGAGGCAGGACTTCCTCCTCGCACAGGGCCAGCAGCAACTCGACTCCGACAAGCTTGATACGCAGAACACAGCCGACGCCCGCGCGCGCGATATCGCCCTCGCGGGGCACGGCGAGAACTGGCGCGCCGATGCAGCCGTCGTGTTCGTCTGCATCGGTCTGATCGCTTGCCTGATGTCGCTTGCCTTCTTCCGCGACCGGCTCCCGGGTGAGGCCGTAGGAATCATCTCGACTATCGCCGGCATCTTCGGCGGATGCCTGAAGGATTACTTCAACTTCGAATTCGGATCGTCTCGCGAGAGTCGGCGTAAGGATGCCGTCATCGCGAACGTCGCAACCACTCCCGTAACCGTGGACATCAAGAAATGAAAAAGCTCCTCGTCTCTGCGCTTCTCGCGCTCACATCCATCGCGTTCGGCGCGACCACGACGCCTGTCCAGCTTCTCAATCCGACCGGTTCGACGGCCGGGCAGGCGATTCTCTCCACAGGCCCGAGCAGCCCGCCCGCCTGGGGCACGGTCACGCTCTCCGGCGTCTCAGGCACGCTCGCGATCACCAACGGCGGCACGGGCGCCACGAGCGCGAGCGCCGCGCGCACGAATCTCGGCGTGCCGGCGCTGACGGGCGCGCAGTTCACCGGCGCGCTCTCACTCGCCTACGGTCAGCCGTCCGTCTCGTGGCTCGACACGAACCAGACGAACGGCCTCGGGCGCTTCCGCGTGATCAGTTCGGCAAACGCGTTCTCGATCTTTCGGAACACGGCCACGGCGGGCGACTTCTCGACGTCGACGCAGCCGCTCACGTTCAACGGGTCGGATGTCGCGACGTTCCTGAATCGCCCGGTGTTCGGCGCGGCGACGCCGTGGGATAGCGCGAATCTTCCGAGCCCTGTCTCTGCCGCATCGCCGACGTTCACCGGCACGGTAACGACCGCCGCACTGACGGCCTCGGGCCTGATCACGCCTTCGTCCACCGTCGGCATCAAGGGCACGGCGACGAACGACAATGCACAGTCGGGAAGCGTCGGGGAGTATCAGGAGCAGAGCGCGACCGGCACGGCGCTTACGACGTCGACAAACACGAACACAACGAGCATCACCTTGCCCGCAGGCGATTGGCGCGTTCAGGTGAATAACAAGTTCAACATCGCCGCGGGCGCGACGGTGACCTCGGCAGGCTCGACCGTGACGCTCACCAGTGCAGGTGGCGCCACGCTCGGACAGACGACTTTCAATTCGGGGATTTCAGCGACGAATGCGATCGGCGTCGTCTACGTCACGACGCCGGTGGTCCGCTTCAGCCTATCGGCCACTACGACCATATACGCGACCGGCATCGCCGTTTTCTCTGGCGGCTCGGTCACGGTTGACGGGAAGGTCACCGCGTGGCGTCCGCGCTAA